CACCTTGGTTGGGAGACACTTAAGGCTGACATCTATGCTGCTAAGGCTGAGGGTATTGATGCTGTCTTCATTGACCCAATCACTAACCTAACCAACGGGATGAATGCAGCTGATGCGAACGCTAAACTTCAAGAGATTGCTCAAGAGCTTGCAGCCATGGCTAAAGATTTGGATATTGTTATCTTTATCTTTTGTCACCTTCGTAACCCTGATGCCGGAGTACCTCATGACCGGGGCGGTGCTGTACTTACCTCTCAGTTTGCTGGTAGTCGGGCTATGGGCAGATCATGCAACTACATGTTCGGCATCGAAGGTAACAAAGATCCAGAGTTGCCAGAAGAAGAGCGTAACGTAAGGACGCTTGTACTTCTTGATGACCGAGAGTTTGGTGAAGTTGGTCGTTTCGGTATGTACTGGGACAGTAAGACAACTATGTTCAATGAGATGAGGCATGTATGACTACCCAGCAGTATGTAGTTAAACCTTCGTCTGACAAGAATGGTACAAACTATTCTAAAGAGCATGTTTTCTTTGATGAAGAAGCTGCTAAGTTAATGGCCATTAGCCTACAACAATCCAATCCTATTGGGTGGGATGTTGTAGGTGAAGGTACCTCTGAAATTATTTATAAGGCTCGGTAATGAATCGTAATGAAGCCCTTGAAACTTACTTCAAGAAAGAGTATAACAAACTTTGCAAGAAAGTAGCCAGACGTGCTGGCTCTCCTGAAAATGCTGAGGATGTAGTCCAAGAGGCTTTCTATCGAGCCATTAAATATTGGGACTCTTACAACCCAGCTACTAATATTGGCGCTTGGTTCAACACCATCCTCAACAATGCTTGTAAAGACAAGATGAAAGACGAACGCATGTTCGGTATGACTGTTGAGTTTGAAGAAGAGTTGTTTGATGGTGTTGAAATGTCTCAGACGGACGCCAACACTGTAGCTCACATTAAGAAACTCATCCGCAGTAAAGGTTACCCACTCAGTGAAGTGCTACGCCTGTATTACGAGAAGGGTTACAAGTCCATTGAGATTAAAGAGATTCTTGACATTGAATATGGAACTGTGAGGCAAGCTGTTTGGCGTTTCAAAGAAGAGGTTAAAGAGAAACTAGATGGCTAATGTATGGTTTATCAGTGACATTCATGGTGGCCATAAGAACTTAGTTCGATGGCGTGACGACTTTGAAACCGAAGAAGAACATTTTGAATTCGTAAAAGAAAACTACCACAAGGTAGTTACTAAACGAGATCATGTCTATTTCCTAGGTGACATTGCCTTCAATCAAGAACGCTTGTGGGACATTTCTGGGTGGGGTGGTGAGAAGAAAATACTGGTGTGTGGTAATCACGATACTGAACATTTAAGTATGAGGGATTTAGCCAATGCTTTTGATGAAGTGCATGCTCTTGTTAAATACAAAGAGTTTTGGCTAAGTCATGCTCCAGTGCATTCAGATGAGCTGCGTGGTAAGGTTAACATTCATGGACACTGCCATAACCATTTGATAGATGATCCTAGGTATGTCAATGTTTGCTTAGAGCACACTGACTATGCGCCAATTTCTTTAGAAGCAATTAGGAGTAAAGTTGCAGCCAGGCACAGTATTTGATATCGAAGCTGATGGCCTAAAGCCAACAAAGATTCATTGCCTCTCTGTAAACACTGGTAAGATTAACTCCACCCCCAATTATGACAACATGAGGAAGTTCTTCCTTAACGCCAAGATATTGGTAGGTCATAATATTCAGCGCTATGATATTCCAAACATTGAGCGTCTATTAGGTATCAAAGTTGAAGCTAAGCTAGTGGACACATTAACCTTGTCTTGGTACTTAGAACCTACTAGACGCTTTCATGGCCTAGCTGATTGGGGTGAAGAGTTTGGTGTTCCCAAACCTGTTGTTGAGGATTGGGACAATCAACCAATTGAAGTGTACATCCATCGTTGTGAAGAAGACGTTAAGATCAACACACTTCTATGGCAGAGGCAATGGAAACAGCTTCTTAAGTTATACGGCTCCGAGGAAGAAGCTTGGAGACTTATTGATTATCTGTCGTTTAAGATGGATTGCGCCAGAGAGCAGGAGAGAGCAAGATGGAAACTTGATGTACCATTTTGTATTAAAGCCAGAGATGAGCTACAAGCAGAGGCAAACGCTAAGGTAATCCAACTTGCCGAAGCAATGCCTAAAGTTCCAATTAAGGCTGTTAAGACGAGGCCTAAGAAACCATTCAAGAAGGATGGTTCTCATTCGGCTATTGGTGCTGAATGGTTTGAGTTGTTGAAGGAACATGGGCTCCCAGAAGATTACGAAGGAGTGGTCGAAGTTATTACGGGTTGGAAGGAACCTAACCCAAAATCACATGACCAAATTAAAGCTTGGCTTTACAGCTTAGGTTGGAAGCCAGAAACTTTCAAGTATGACAGAGATAAAGAAACAGGGGATGTAAGAGAAATTCCCCAAGTAGGTAATCTGGATAAGGATAATCCAGGTCTTTGTAGAAGCGTTAAAAAGCTTTATGACAAAGAACCGAAGTTAGAAATTCTTGATGGGCTGTCAATTCTTACTCATCGTATTTCCGTGCTGAACGGGTTCCTAGACAACGTGGATGATGAAGGTTATGTCCAAGCGCAAGTGCAAGGACTCACCAACACGTTGCGATTCAAGCACCGGGTGGTGGTCAACCTTCCGGGTGTTGACAAGCCTTATGGCGCTTATATACGGGGTTGTTTGGTTGCTCCTGAAGGTTATGAGTTATGTGGCAGTGACATGAGTAGCCTTGAGGACCGCACTAAGCAACACTATATGTGGCCTTATGATCCTGAATATGTTAAGGAGATGATGACACCAGACTTTGACCCTCATATTGACTTGGCAGTGTTCGCTGGTGCTTTAAGTAAACATGAAGCTGACTTGTATAAAGCTGGCTTCTTGAAGAAAGAAGAGGAAGCGCTAGTTAAGTCCATACGCAAAGTATACAAATCAGTTAACTATGCATGTGTATATGGAGCGGGTGGTCCTAGGGTGGCTATCACTGCAGGGGTTAGTGAGCGCAAAGGATACGAGTTGGTAGAGGCTTACTGGAAACGTAATTGGTCTGTTAAAGCTATTGCAGACGATCAGAAAGTAAAGACGTGCAATGGAAGCAAATGGTTGTACAATCCAGTTTCTAAGCTTTGGTATTCGTTGAGGGCAGAGAAGGATAGGTTCAGTACACTAAATCAAGGAACAGGTGTTTATTGTTTTGATACGTGGATAAAGAATTTCCGTAAGAAGCGTCCGCAACTTACGGGACAAATGCACGATGAAGTTATATTGTGCGTAAAGAAAGGGCACAGAGAGCAGTGTGAAAAGTTGCTCAAAGCTGCCATTAAAGAAACTAATGAAGAGTTGAAATTAAATCGTGAGCTTGATTGTTCCGTTGACTTTGGTGATAGATACTCCGACATTCATTGACAGAGACATCATCAAAATTTGGTATGGACACTACAAAGCAGAGTCAGAAAACCCTGTTGGAGTGTTTATAGACTTTGGTGACGAGCCATATGAGGCTGGCTCCATATTCTTGTCTAAACAAGAGCTTCATGAACTAATTGACATTATTGAGGAGAAAGAAACTAATGGCGCTTAACGCTAACAAAGTACCTAGTGCTAACAACGCTAACCGTGTAGAACAAAAACCACTTGACCCTGGCACTTACCCAGCTCGTCTTGTGCAAATCCTTGACCTTGGTGTCCAACCACTGAGGCCTCACCTGGGGCAAGAGAAACCTCCTGCACACCAAATCATGTTGACATATGAACTGCTTGATGAGTTCTGTGTTGATGAGAATGGTAAGGAACTTGAAGACAAGCCACGTTGGGTAAGTGAGATCATTGCTTTCCGTAGCTTGAAAGCAGACATGGCTGTCTCTACTAAACGCTACAAAGCTCTTGATCCTGATGGGCGTTATGAAGGTGACTTCCAAAAACTCATTGGCACTCCTTGCAATGTAACCATTGTAAACAATGAGTCTAAAGGTAAAATTTACAACAACGTAGGGACAGTGTCTACCATGCGTGCTCGTGATGCTGAGAAAGCACCCGAACTTGTAAATCCACCTAAGTTCTTTGCTCTTGATGAACCTGACATGGAAGTATTCCTTTCCATTCCTCAGTGGATTCAAGATAAGATGACCTCTAACCTGAAGTATGAAGGTAGTGCCCTCTACAAGGCTCTGAAAGCCCACAAGGCTGGCGAGAAACAAGAAAGCAACCCTACCCCAAAGGGTGAGGCTGAGAAGCGTGTAGAAGAGCCTGCAGAGGCCCAGCAAGAAGGAGAAGACATTCCGTGGTAATTTACCTCTGGAGAATACCTGAACGAGGGGTACGCTGGGCGTACTCTTGGGAAGGAGAGAAACCACATGGTGCTAGAGCTGTAGACCTAGACCGCTGGTTTGAATATGATCTGGATGAACAAGAAGTCTTGGCTTGCCTTGACGCCCTAGAGAATGCTGAGGAACGGTAATGATTGAAGTTGGACAGTTTGCTGTAGTACAAAATGATAATCTGCAAGACTACGATATTAAGTATAAAGATATTGTGTACATTGCAGGTGACGCAATTGTAGCTGTAAGTGAGGAAGACCCCTATGCGCTTCGTCGTATTTTGGTTGCTGCTAAACTTAATGGTGATAGCATTAATATTGAAGATGGTGCTTTTACTATTGACGGTACCAGTCTAGTAGCTGTAGATGAGTTCACTCAGAAACGATTGGACAATCAGAAGAAGATGGACTTCGCTGAGCAGGAAAATAGCACCGTCCAATAAGGACGGGCGGGGGTGAAATATTAAACCACTCATTGATGCTGATGTACTTCGGTACGAGGTTGGCTTCTCTGGCGAGTTCCTAGATGAGAATGGTGAGAGGCAAGTCAGGGACTTTGAGTTCGTAGCTGACTTGCTTGATCAAAAGATTAAGGAAATTTGTAGTGAGGTTTGGGCCACCGAACCTCCAATCCTTTTCATCACCAATGATAGGCGCTTACATAAGAAGGTCAACAAGCAACGCAAGAAAGAAGGTAAGGAAGAGTTAAACTACCTACCTAACTTTCGAGACAACATTGCTCAAAAGAAAGAGTATAAAGGTAATCGGGTTCAGGAAAAACCCTTCCACTATGACAACCTCACTGCGTACTTGTTTGCTAAGTATGATGTACAAGTTGCTGTAGGCATGGAAGCAGATGACCTTATGTCTATCTATCAGTACGCTAGGGTTAAAGATGGTCACTTAGACACTATCATTTGTTCTAGAGACAAAGACCTACGTATTACTCCAGGTATGCACTTTGGTTGGCCTTGTGGTAAGCAACTACAATTTGGCCCACTCAGAGTCACTGACATTGGTGAACTTGATTTAAAAGGTGGTAAGAAACTTGTTGGAACAGGACTTAAGTTCTTCTATAGCCAAGTGCTTACAGGAGATACGGTCGATAACTACCCAGGACTACCACGATGTGGCCCTGTCACTGCTTACGAATCCTTACATGACTGCGAGACAGAAGCTGAGTTGTTTGAGAGAGTGGCAGGACTTTATCAGAACAAGTATGGCGAAGACTGGAGAGCAGAGATGCTAGAACAATGTAGGCTTGCTTGGATGGTTAGAGAGCAAGACGAACATGGTAATCCAGTTCAATATGTAATGTATGACGAGAGAGGATAATGGCAAGACCGTCAGGTGAATTAGTAAAGTGTGACGGACAGTGGACACAAGCAAAGTTTAATTCTTTCATTAAGAATAATCTTCGGTCAGCAACGCGTAAATGGGCGCCCATACAGAAATGTAAGAAGAGAGCACATGTAGCCAGAGGGCTTTACAGGTGTGACGGGTGTGGAGCAGAAGTTCCTCCTACCATTTATGACGAGGATAAGCGTAAGCGTGTAAAGAACGTCTTTGTGGACCACATTGTCCCCATCATTGACCCTGCTGTAGGGTTCACAACTTGGGATGAATGTATTGAGCGCATGTTCTGTGACTCAAACAACCTTCAACTACTGTGCAAACCATGTCACAGTGAGAAGTCTCAAGAAGAAATTGAAGTAACTAAAGAACGTCGTAGACGTACTAAAGAAGAACTAGAGGAAGAATTTGATGTCGAATAATTATAAAGGCAGTCCCCTGTTTAATGACGTCAAGGATGTACGTCTCCAAACTTGGAATCGTTGTGCCATTGTCTTTAACCTCACTGCGGATCGTGGTGTAGATGCGGCTAAAGCATACGCTCAACGGTTTAGTGCAGATGATCGTCAACGTATGAACAATGTGTTCAAACTCATTGAAAAATATGGGTATGAAACCATTCGTAAGCAATGCACACCTAAAGTTCTGGAGGCGTAATGAACGCTCTTGAGAAACAAGAAGGGGGTAACCACTACAAGAATCTAAAGATTCAACCAGTGGAGTACATCACCGCCAATAACATCCCCTACCTAGAAGGCAATGTTATTAAATATACAACTAGGCACGCCTCTAAGAATGGTAAAGAAGATATTCTAAAGGCCATCCATTATCTTGAACTAATTCTTGAACTGAACTATGGGGACAACCGTGGCTAAGATTCTTTACCTAGATATTGAGACAGCACCTAAGCTTGCTTATGTATGGCGCTTCTTCAAAGAAAACATTGGTGCTAAGCAAGTGGTAGATCATGGCCACATCATGTCGTTTGCTGCTGTGTGGAACGACAATGGTTATGCAACCTATAAAGAGAACCGAGGTGATGATGATAAAGTCATTACGGAACAACTCATCAAGCTTCTTGACGAAGCTGACATTGTGGTTGGTCATAACGTTGAGAAGTTTGACTGTGCTACTATTAGTGGTAGGGCTCTTGTTCTTGGCATTAAACCACCATCTCCCTATAAAGTAATTGATACCTATCAAGTGGCACGTAAGGTGTTCAAGTTTGAGTCCAACTCTCTTGAATATCTGTCCTTGGTTCTTGGTTGTGATTTCAAGAAACTTGCCCATGATAAGTTCCCTGGGTTCATTCTCTGGTCTGAATGCCTTAAGGGCAACCCAGAGGCTTGGGAAGAGATGAAGCTGTATAACATTCAAGACACCTTCGCTGTACGTGATGTGTACATGAAGATGCGTCCTTGGATTCCTAACCACCCGAACATTGGAGTGTTTCATGAAGTTGGCGAACCCGTTTGTCCAAAATGCGGCAGCCATCATATTCAGCGTCGTGGCTATGCGTATACCCAAGTAAGCAAGTTCCAACGTTTTGTATGTATGGATTGTGGTGGTTGGAGTCGTACTAGATTCAATGAGTATGACGCAGTTAAGCGTAAACAACTTCTGGCTAACGCAGTTTAACCTAGCGGATTAATAAAATGCAAGACACAGTGTTCGCTTTTGACTTTGACAATACCATTAGTAGGGACCCGGAAGGGTTCCTCAAAGTCATGCATGCTTTGGAAATGAGAGGTCATGTATGTTACGTCGTAACTGCAAGACTCTCCACTATGTACCCGGAAGACTTAAACTTCCTTAAGGACAAAGGTTACAGGGTGTTCTTTACAGAACTCAAAGCTAAACGCAAATACATGCAAGACCAAGGCATTGAAATTGATGTGTGGGTAGATGATAAGCCTGAGGCTGTTTATCAAGACTACACTGGAGCAGTGCCTTACACTTATAGAGATATGCCTAAGAATGATTAAGAAGAGCGGTAATAAATGGATTTTGTATACCAAGGACGGTAAGCGTAAGCTTGGTACTCACGCTACACGAGAAGAAGCTGTGGCCCAAGAACGTGCTATCATGGCGAACAAGGGTGGTAAATGACTACTATCAAGGTTGAGCTGTTAGATAAGATGGGAGATGATCTAGCCATTGCTAACACAGCAAGGGTTAGTTTTGGTAAATGGAAAGAAGAGCTAGACGAGAAAGATGTTCGCCTTATTGATTACCTTGCTCGTCATGAACATTCTAGTCCTTTTAGACATAATGCTATTCAACTTCGGTGTAAGGCACCTGTGTTCTTGGCTCGTCAACTCGGGAAACATCAGGCTGGACTTACTTGGAACGAAGTGTCTCGTCGCTACGTCGATGTTGACATTGAATTCTTTGTTCCTGATGGTTGGCGGAGTCGCCCTACTGATGGGATAAAGCAGGGTAGTGGTACTGAGTATATTGATGAGTACTACGGGGATGATGACCAAGGGAGTTTTAGTGGGTCAGTGTGCAGAGACTACGAGTTTGCACTACGAGCTTGCCAAAACGCATATGATATTATGCTTTCTGTAGGTGTAGCTCCCGAGATGGCTCGCATGGTGCTCCCTCAATCAATGATGGTTGAATGGGTATGGACAGGTAACCTGTTGTCTTTCTTCCATGTGTACAGACTGCGTTCTGGTGAAGGCGCTCAAGAGGAGGCTAAGGTATTCGCTGAGTTGTTGAAGCAAGCTATAGAACCTATTTTCCCTAACTCTTGGAAGGCGCTAGAAAACAATGCTAAAACCCACTAAGGCACATGAACTCTATGATCTCTCGCTCAGAGATAAAAAGAATTTCCCTGTCATTGCTTATGGCTCAGCTGGAACTGGAAAGACTTATGGTGCTGTCGGACGAGCAGTTGAGTGGCTTGATGAAGGACGAAGAAACCAAGTTATCCTTGCACGACCTAATGTCTCTTTTGCAGAGACAAATGGTTTCCTGCCTGGAACTGAGCGTGAAAAGCTCGCGCCTTGGATTCGCCCGCTCCAACAAAACTTTGTGCAGCACGGAGTTGGTCTTAGATTTCAAGATGACCTAGAGAAGAACCACCGCCTCCAATACTACATGCTTGAACACATCCAAGGACTTACTTGGGACAACTCTTTGGTAATTGTCGATGAATGTCAGAACATGACCTTCGATCAAATCAGAGTTCTTGTAACGCGTATTGGTGAGCATAGTAAGTTGGTGTTGTGTGGTGACATTGCTCAAACCTCTCCTCTGTTCAAAGGGAGTGGCCTTGCTGAGTTCATCCAGATGGTGGAACGGTATGACCTACCTGTACACACCATCCACTTCACTGCTGATGACATCCTACGTAGCCCGACTTGTAAGATGTTCATCGAAGCCTTTGAGCAATGGGAGAAAGACAAATGATTACAGCATTTAATGAGCTGCTCTCCTGTTTCGTTACAGGTTTGTTTACAGCTCTAATCATGTGGTTGATGTCTAAGTTTGGTATGTTCCCGCTTATCATCATGGTACCAATGGATAAAGTACAAGAGGAAGATGATGCTTAAACTGTTTACAGCTGATTGGTGTGGGAATTGCCAACCCATCAAGAAGTTTATTGAAGATAATGGCTATGATGTGGAGGTCATCAATGTTGATGAACATCCTGATTTGGTTCGTGATAGTGGTGTACGCTCTATTCCCAGCCTTCTTCTGGTTGATGGTAATATTGTGGTTGGTTCGGCTGAAATCAAACGAACTCTAGAATTGATCTATGGAGCAATTCTGTGAGTGTACAACTACTAACTCCAACTAAATCTTACGTTACACGCTACCCTGAAGCTATTAAGTTTGCAGAAACCCAAGAGAAAATCTTCTGGACTAGTACAGAGATTGATGTTGCTAAGGATGTGATGGACCTTCGGGTCCACATGTCCGAAGCTGAAAGACATGGTGTAATCACCACACTCAAACTCTTTACGTTATACGAGCTTATAGCTGGTGATGAGTATTGGCTTGGTAGGGTGTTGAAAACTTTCCAAAGGCCAGACATTCAGCGTATGGCTGCTACCTTTGGTTTCTTTGAGCTTAACGTACATGCTCCCTTCTACTCCAAGATCAACAAAGAGTTGATGCTAGACAATGATGAATTTTATCTCGGCTATGTGGATGATCCGATCCTTCAAGATCGTATGCAGTTTATTGGGAGGGCTGTTGATGACCATGATCATTTGTTTAGCCTTGCAGTATTCAGTCTGATTGAAGGGGCTGTTCTGTACAGTAGCTTTGCTTTCCTTAAACACTTCCAAGCCAAAGGTAAGAACAAGCTTCTCAATGTTGTACGAGGTATTAACTTCTCGGTGCGTGATGAGAACCTCCACAGCGAAGCAGGAGCATGGTTATACAAGGAACTAAGGGGTGAGCTAGGGGTTAGTCCTGAGCACCTCTCAGAACGCATTGTAGGGGCAGCAAAGGCTATCTATGAACATGAGTCACGCATTGTAGATATGATCTTTGAGAAAGGTGAGATGGAAGGTATCACTGCTGAGCAGATGAAGACCTTTGTGAAGAGTAGGGTTAACCTATGCCTTGAACGCCTCGGTATCAACCCCATCTTTGAAGTGAACAATAACATCATTGCTGAATGGTTCTATGACAATATCAATGCTGTAAGTCTTCATGACTTCTTCACTGGCATTGGTAACTCCTACAATCGTAACTGGGACGAGAAGGGTTTCAAATGGTGATCATTGTATTTGCGTGGGACAGGTACTACCCACAAGTAGCCAACGACCAGATTAAAGGTGTGTTCCACAATTTTGAAGATGCAATGGTGTTTGTGGATCAACTTAAGGAAGAGGGTAAATTTGAACATGTTGATTGGGATCGATTTGAGGTACAATGACTAGTATTTATGACAAGCTCTCTCAAGAGCGAAAACAACTACAGGTGGAAGGGCACCTACCTGATTGGATGACTACTGGGGGTTGGCAACTCTTTAAGGAGAAGTATCTTTATGAAGCCAAAGGACTTCGTGATACTTACATGCGCATTGCTGTCACTGCTGCTAAGCATACAGACAATCCAGATAGTTGGGCAGCTAGATTCTTCGACGTTCTTTGGAACGGTTGGTTGGCTGCTTCCACCCCTGTTCTTAGTAATATGGGCACTATCAAAGGAATGCCCGTAAGTTGTTCAGGACAATATGTAGATGATAGTATTGACGGTTTTTACAAAGCCTATCACGAAACGGCCATGCTCACCAAAAATGGTTTCGGTACCTCAGGGTATCTTGGTGATATTAGGGGACGAGGAGAGAACATTAGGACTGGAGGAAAAGCTTCAGGAGTTCTTCCAATCATCAGACATTTCGTTCAAGACATGCGAGACGTCGCTCAAGGTACTTCTAGACGAGGTGCTTGGGCAGGATACCTACCAATTGACCATAGCGATTTCCCCGAAATTGTCGATTACCTAGAACACCATCCTGATGACCTAAACATTGGGTGGAACATCTCTGACGCTTTCATTCAGCGCCTAGAGGATGGAGATACAGAAGCACTGGAACGCTATCAACGAGCAATGAAAGTGAAGGCAGTGACTGGTAAAGGTTACTTCTTCAAGACTGATACAGTGAACAGACACAACCCTCAGATGTACAAAGACCTTGGTCTAGAAGTTAAAGCTTCTAACCTCTGCACTGAGATTACACTGTTCTCTGACATCAATCATACTTTCACTTGCGTTCTCTCTTCCATGAACTTGGAGAAATATGATGAATGGAAAAACACTGATGCAGTATTTGTATCTACTGTCTTTCTCGATTGCGTTGCTAGTGAGTTTATTCATCTGGCTGAGTCCGTTCCCGGCATGGCTAGCGCTGTTGAGTTCACTAGAAAGTCTCGTGCTCTTGGTCTTGGCGCCTTGGGCTTTCACACCTACCTCCAATCTAAACTAATTCCTATTGAGTCCTTTGAGGCTCATATGGTTAACATTGAAATTTTCCGTCATCTTCACGAGGAGGCAAAACGTGCTTCAACATACATGGCACATCATTGGGGAGAGCCTGAATGGTGTAAAGGCTACGGTGTACGTAACACTCATCTCATTGCTGTCGCTCCTAATACTTCCTCAGCTCTTATTTGTGGCGGGGTTTCTCAAGGTATCGAGCCGGTTGTTGCGAATCTCTACAACCAACCGACAAGTGCAGGGGAAATATATCGAGTCAATCCTGTCTTTCTTGAATTGGCTAAGCGACGTGTGGGCTGGAGTGATGAAATTGTTCAACGACTAATTGACAATGAAGGTTCAGTACAACAAGAAACTTGGCTAACCGATCATGAGAAGGCTGTGTTTAAGACAGCTTATGAGATTGATCAGAAGGCATTGACAAGACTTGCTGCTGCTAGACAACCTTACATCTGTCAAGCTCAGAGTCTGAACTACTTCTTTGACGCTGATGAAGATGAAGCTTACATCTCTGAAGTTCACAAAGAAGCTTTGCTTAACCCACACATTAAGAGTCTGTACTACATGCGTACCAAAGCTGGTGTCCAAGCTAGTAAAGGTGAGTGTGTAGCTTGCGAGGGATGACATGAGGTTGTTTGAAAAATGCAAGGACGGTGGACCAACATCCACCGTTGATGCCTATGTGTTGATAGAGTGTAAATGGTTGTTCAGTGTCATGTTTCTAAGGTTTTCCAAAGGAAGCAGAGACAACTATCATAGCCACGCATTCAACGCTTTAACATGGTTCTTAAAAGGTGACATGGAAGAGCGTAGAATAATTGATGGTGTCGAGGTTAAACGACAGTATAATCGTGGTCTCTTGCCTAAGATAACTACTAGGGATAATCTCCACAAAGTATTTGCTAATGAGGTTAGTTGGTGTTTTACATTGAGAGGTCCTTGGAAGAATAGTTGGTTTGAATATAATAAAGAGTCTGATGAAACAATAAAACTAACACATGGAAGAAAGAAATTAAATAACTGCTAAATTTAGGCAAAAGAAAAGGGAGCGCAATGCTCCCTCTCTTTTTATTACTTAAGCTGTCCTTCCAGTCTGGCAACACTTTGACCAAGCTTGTCAACGTTTTCAGACAACTTCTCCAAGACCTTAATGGTCATCTCCTGAGACTTCTCAGCATTTGCTAATTTAACTTCAAGCACTTGTGTTTGAGTTATTAGCCCCTCACTCTTCGAGACATCTTCTTTAATGTCTTGAACATCTGCGTAAAGAACCCCACTAACAAATACAATACTGCCAACTGCTACAATGGTTTGTGACCAATCATTAAGACGCTCGCCCCATGTCTTCATTTGGCCCTCCGAGTAGCGAAGATATCAGTCACCTTCTTAATACCAAAGGAAGCTGCGAACACAACTCCAATTAGATATTGATACCATTCTGGACAATCAGCAAGGACAGAGAAGCCATTAAGCACTTCATCCTTGAGTCCAGGAATAAACGCCATCACCATAGGAATGCTGATGAGGATAGTCAGCCATTCATCCTTCCAGCTAGATTTACTAGCCTCCGCTTGAACGACGTCCCAATTAGCTTCGTTGTTAATCTGCACTACTTGCTGATTAATCTTAGCCTCTTGTACCTTCTGCCTACCCTCCAACCAAGTCTTACCTAGTCCAGCAATACCTCCTATGATTTCGCCCAACCAGGCGATCATTTCTTCTTCTTCTTAGCAGGTTTCTTACCGTACCCAAGTTCGCTAAGGGCGTTTTGAGTTTTCTTACGATTACTAACAATCGCGTCAGCTGCTTTACGAGCAGCACCTTTGCCCAGATCACTTGGTTTAGCTTTAACAGTTTTCTTCTTACCAGCCATTACTTTTCTCCTAGGAACAGTTTACGTTGCGCTTCTGCGCGTTTAACAAGGCCCGGAAGGACCTTACCTTTAGATTTATTCCAACGAGGGAATTCTTTAGCAGCCCCCTCGTAGTCCCCAGCGTTAAGCTTCTTCAACATAGTTGAGTTCTTAAACGCTTCTGCACCTACGTTGTAAGTAAAACTTACTAACGCATCAAATTGATCTTGAGTAAGATCAACCTTCACATAACCTGAGACGTAAGCTTCAAACTTCTTCAGGTCCTCATCTAAAAGCCACTCTGCCCACTCCTTAGTAATAACCAAACCAGGCCATACATCAGACCCAGTGTGACCGTAGCCAATGGTCCATACACCAGCAGGACAGAGGTAGGCTTCTAGACGAAGCCCCTCATAATATTTGATAATTTCCTTATTGGACGTTTTCATTAGCATCACCTTGCGGCAACTCCTCTCCGAAGATTTCAGCGTAGTTCTGTTCGTACACAGCTTTGTAGTCTTGGGTACCACCAAGGTGGGCAGACATACGAATGAGTCTGTTAAGTACAGGAGCTACTTCTCTGTTGAGAGATTGAGCCTCAAGCTTAGCTCTAGTGTTCTTAGCAAACTCAGGGTTAACTACAAACGATACACCAGCTCCAGTGAACAAAGGTTTAATCACAGTGGCAGCGCTCTCAAATTGTGCACCACCTCCACGAGGACCTGGATTAACCCCAGTACCACCTACCTTAACATCTTCATATCTATTACGAAGCAGCGGGAGTACTTGCTGTTCATACTGTTGTTGTAGCACTTGCTTAGCGTTGTGCGCAGCATCAGCAGGAATGCCCCCACGAGTAGTGGTGTACTTACCAAACTCAGGAGAAGCCAAGAAGTCAACAATCTGGTTGTACTCAGCTGGATTCTCTACAGTCATGCTGTACGCATCCACGCTCTTAAGCACGTTAGAAATGTTAGTATCAATCTCAGGTTCAGCTACGCCTTTGTTAACTAGCGTACCCCCAGTAGCTCCCTTCATATTATCCTTAAGGATGTCAAGGTAAGCTTTAACTTGTCTCTTACCTTCGTCATCATCAGGAGTCAAATCAGCGTTCTTACCTTCTGGGTTAGATTGCTTATTCATAATGCCGACGACAGCTTTATCAAGAGCAGGCAACAGACTAGTAGATGCGTTAGGCAACAGGTTGCTAGTAGCCACTACCTTAGCTACTTCAGGGTCACCAAGAAGATTTGCTTTCTGGAGACCAAGAGTAATTTGGTTTTGGTTATCTAGAACCTGTGCAGACATTTCACCAGTGAGAAACTTACGCATATTATCGTAACGAGATTTCATTGGTGCAGTGAGGTTGCTAATGTAATCACCACCAGCATCAGCTCCAATAGAAGCAGTAGCTTGTTGGAGAACAGAGAACTGTTGGTCAGCAAGCATTACAGCCTCTTCCCTACTAAGTTCATTCCTATCTACACGAGCTTTAATCTCATCTAGGTCTTGAGAGAACTTATACCCGTAAGCATCTGCAACACTACCAAGAGCCACTCTAGAACGCTCAGCACGCTCCTTTTGCATCAGACCAATACGAGAGGACTGCCTGTTATACAAAGCAGTGCCCTGATTGATTTTAGCGGTCTCTAAGCTCACTCTAGCTTGCTCTTGTGCGAGCATGTCTTGGGAGCGTTTGAACTGAAGATAAGCTTGGACAGATTGTTCACGACCAGCTCTATCTTGGTGAGGTTTAATCCAACCAGCTAGAGTAGCTTCCTTCTCAGCAGCCAGTTGGATTTGTTCTTGGTCAGTACCCTCTTCTACAATCTTACCAAAGCCAGTGTTCTTAACAATATCCTTTTGGGCTTTAGCAAGTTCACCAGCAAGGGCAGGGTTGTTAGCAATGGCCTCAGTGTAGTTCTTACGCATACGCATACGAGCTTCTTGAGAACTCATAGCGCCTTGATCCACAGCGTCAGCCAGCTTAAGTTGAGTGGTGGCAAAGTCTGCTACAGCAGAGTCAAGAGCTTGTTGAGCTTCAATCTTACGTTGATTCTCAAGGTAATTGACAGTGGTGGAGGCACCAGCATCAATTGCTCTAGAGAGAAAGTCCAGGCCAATTAGCCCAGACTTATCTACTACAGCTTGTTGAGGAGTTATAGGAGAGCTAGGAGCGCTATCAATATAACTTGTGGTAAAGTCCGCCATATTATTCAGCTTCCTTATAACTGTCGATATAATCCAAAGTATTCATAATCTCGTTCTTTTTGTTCTCGTCAAATCCAGGCAGAGCTTTAACCATAGCTTTGACCTCGTCAGTAGGCATAATACCTGCCGCTCTCATAATGTTCTGGTACATGCGACCATCGCCACTAGAGACATCCTTCCGAAGTTCTTGAGCTATAATCTGCTTAGCTCTGTAACTATCATTCCCGAACACTCTCCAAGCTTCTCCATACACCTTAGTGATTTGCTCTTGTTGGCTGATACTCAGATTCTGAGCAGTGATGTGCTTCTTGAAATCCTTGTACCAAGCTTTCACGTCATCTTCATAAGACTTAGATTTCTCATACATCTCAGAAGTAACCCAATAGCGTTGAACCTCATCAAGAGTAGTGAATCCAAAGACCTGTGCAATGGCTTCTGGGCGAGTTACGTTACTGTCAGTGGTACCACCTAGGGTGTTAACCTTTTTGCCGTATTCGAGAGAATAGGCGGCTTTAAACAGGTTGGAATAACCAGAGGACAGCTTAGCAAACTCGTTAGCCACTTGACCAAAGGTAGTGGGGTCTTCGTAGTCATCAATCAGGTTGAAGTATCTGGCAGCGCTCTTAGCGAAGTTAGTGATACGAGGATTGTTGCCGAAGAACAATTGACCAGAAGGAGTGCTAGCTATGATGGTGCCTACATCAGTAGTGAATAGGCTATGAATGAATTCATAAGTACCAAACATATCTACTGGACTCAAACCACTCCAGTCTACACGAGTTTCTTCGCCACTAGCAAGACTAAGCAATTTGTTAAGTACAGCGCCTTCAAGACCATTTACTACTGCGTCTCTTTGAGCAGGATCATCCGGAAGGATTTGACCAAACAGAGAGTACATAGCAGCCGGAGGCAGAGTGTACATTACACCATTGAAACCAACCAGCCGAAGCTTTTGAGCACGAGTGAGTACACGGTTAGTGGTCATCTGAGTCATAGCTTTATGAGGAACTTGCATGAACTGGAACAGCAACGCAAGCACGTTCTGGTTGTAAGGCATGTCACCAGCAGCGTTCATGTTGTAGGTATAGTTACGAGACTTAGCCGCAATCATATCCTGAACAGAAGAGTCTGCAAGGTTTCTACCTTCCCTAATGGCTTGGTCTCTATGAGCCAACCAAGAGGTCATGGTGTTAACGTTCTCACCAGCGTCAAAACCAACTCTACGCAGATAGGTGAGAGGCTTAAAGTCCTTCTTAGCTACTTGGTCTGCTAGATCACTGAGGGAACCACGAATGAGGTTTTGCTTGTCAATAGAGGCAGCTAGACCACTTCTATCAAACTGCTTGAACATTTCCTCAGCTTGCTCCATAGTCATACCTGCCCCTTTGAGCAGAGATTTAGAGGGTTTGTAGCCGAGTTGCATAGCAGTGAGGATAGTAAGTTGAGGAACAGCTCTGCCACCCAAAGCCCAACGAGGGAAGTTAGCTAGGAGCTGTACAGCTTGGTGAGACTGGACAATGAATTGACGGAACGGGTTAGTGGCAAGGTACATATTGAACGCAATGTTCTTACCCATAGCACTAGGTCCACGTCCTTCACTCATCCATCTAGCAGCTTTCTCAGCATTCTTAGCACCAGCATTGCCAGCAATATCCGCAATCATTTTCAGAGTGGCTTTATAACCATCATCAATTGCGTTGATGTAACCATCTTCCAAGTACTTGATGTACTCGTAAGTAGTTCTAGCATCAGCCAGTTTCTTAAGGTCCTCAGTCTGTCCACCACGATACTTAACATCAGTAATGTTGCCAGGGAATACTTTCTGTTGGAATTTATCAACAGGCAAGAACTCCTTGAACTGCTCCATGAAGCGTACCTTAGTAGCCTCCAGCATATCTCTCATAGTAACTCTGTGAGAGGTGGAACGAGCTGAAAGGATTAGACTATCTACAGGATCAAGGATGTTGGTTTGAGAAGGATCACTTACAGTGCTAGTAGCATCTTCAAGACGCTTACCACGTACTCTCTGTGCACTTCTACCACCAGCTTGTTGCAGGTCCCAGTAGTCGTCACTACGCATATCCATCTTCTTGACATCCCCACGACGGTAGTATCTACCACCATCAGTAGCAGTCATTCTGCGCACCAACAACTCAGCATCTTCAATACTGCCAGCAGTGGCTACAGCTTTCTCGTAGAGTACATCACCATTTTTATTAGTGACTACCTTAACGATGAACTGTGGGTCCTTATAGTGAACAGCATAGTAACCTTTACGGTAGTTCAGTACTTGGGTGCTGTCATTGATAGCTCTCAGGTAACTCTTACCTGGGGCGTTCTCGGAAATAATGTACTCAGCTGCATCATCACCAACTTGGATAGGTTGTCTCAGTTGAGCTACAGTGCCATCTTTCTTATAAAGCTCTTCAATTTCATCTGCTCTTAGGGTTTTAATCTCACCAGTAGATTGATCATACACCTTAGCAGTGGAGCCAACACGATTACGACCAACAGGTTTAGCGAACAGACGAGTGTCAGAAGCTTCGTCTACAAACTCATAGAACCCACGAGCACGAAGAGTACGTGCCATGTCCTTATTCTCAAGCCAGTAGATGCTGTCCCAATATTCACGCCAGTCCTTAAGAACTTTGATTTCATCAGGACGAAGCCCATCAACTACCAGTTTGTTGTAATTGAAGTCAAGACCTTTGTCGTTAGCTTCACGGATTAGACGTTCAAGAATTTGTTGACGGTCCTTACTTACTTTAGTGTAACCATCAGCAAAACCTTTACCCACTTCCAGAAGCTGCTTTTCCAGGCCCGCAGCGCGGTCTACAGCAACGTTTGCACCCAAGGTAATGTTAGGGTGCAGCATAGAATGAGCGTCCAGCAGGTGACGTTGTAGAGAGCCTGCACCAGTGGTACCATTGAACATGTTGATGCGGTCAAAGATGTTGTAGTTAACATCAGCTTCTGCCCACTGAGCTACATCAGCAGGACTAAACTTATATTCCGCATTTACTTGTACGAGATAGTCAGGTTTACGACGTACTACAATTTTAGAACCAATGTCGGTCTGAGTACCAGCAGAAGAGGTTACAAGAGAAGGCTCTTGACCTTGAAGCTCTACTCTACGAGAAGAGACTACCAGACCTCTATCAGCATCCGCCCATTGTTCTTTGGTAATGGGTACATACCTATCACCATCTCTTTGGAGAATAGTGATGGCCTCATCACCTACACCATAATCCTTCAACGCCCATCTAGCCAAAGCTACTGCATCTTCCGCTCTAGTGAAACCACCTTGAGCAGGGCCATACACAGCATTGACTTTTACACCATCGCCAATAGACTCGACTTGGAACATTTCCTTACGAGCGTTCAAACCCTTGGCTTGCTCAAAGTCATTAATAACCGCTGCCCGCATTTGACGCTTCTCAGACTCCCAATAGTACAGGGCACCATTGTTGTTGACGAAGTCCATGATCTCTGGGTCAGGAGTTCTAGATTGGAGACTGATGTTCTCAGGCGTACCAACTTTGTTTACTACACCACCTTCAGTGCCAGCAATTTCAGGAAGGATGTCGTTAGCTATAGCATCAGTACGGCCAGTACCATAGAGAGCTTGTGCAGCTTCTTCAGTCACATCCTCAGCAGCTGCTTCATGTGCAGCTTGTGCTTTAGAGGGGTTAGTGTCTTTATAGTTCTGAGAGACAGTGGTAGGTTGCACACGAGTCTTAGTCATGCGTCTACGAATATCTCTGGCAGCACTCTCAGTCATACGACCAAACTTAGTTGCTTTGGCAGGTTTGGCCAAGAGTCTACCAACAGTACCACCAAGCAAGCTAATATCCAAGACACTTACAATGTTGTCAATCCATTTGTCAGTGTCGTCGTAATAACCTTCTTCCAATACAGTGCGGAGATAGTCAACACGAGCATAGCCGTTCTCATCTGGCATAACAATGGAAGAGTGGTTATTAATAGCGTCCACAACAGAGCGAGTCATGTTCATACGCTCTTCTGGTGGTAGAGTCTCCAACACCGCTTTAATATCCATCTTGGTGTTACCAAGGAGTAGGAAGGACTCATCGTAAGCCCAACCCTCTCCTTTACGCAACCCATCAATAATATCACCAGAGTACTTGCTTTCTACAAAAGGTAGGAAGTAACCAAAGACGTCAGCATATGCACCAGCAAGGCTGCTGTCATCTTTAGCTGTTTCAGCGTTGAGGATAGCTTGTGCTTCATTCTTGAAGTTGTTAATCTCAACAATACTCTCAGCCAATCCTACCCGAGTAAGCTCAGTTTCTACAGGCTCTTTACCAGAGGCCGCAGTAAGAGCAGCAGTTGACAACATATTGTTGGTGCTATACAACTCGTTGGTTACGTCCAGTACTCCAAGAGCAGCTTCTTGTTTTTGTTCGTCAGTGTATTGAGGGTCTACCAAGAAATTAGCCAAAGCTTCTCTGCTCTTAGCAAAGTTCTTTTCTCTCACAAGATTGAGCAAACCCTCAGCAGCTTCCGACTTACCAGTCATATCAATTTCAGCATTGATAGTTTGGTACGCACTAAGAATTTGAGAAGGGTCCTCAGAAAGTGCAGCAGCATGAGCGGCTAGATTTAGGTTAGACGCTCTGTTACTTACAGGCACATTCTCATGCACCGAAGTATTGAATTCCTCCAGCGCTGGTGCTGTTACCTGAGAGAAATCTTCTAAATTAGCCATCCTTACCTCTTATTGAAAAATATTATTCTTCACTCTCGTGATGTCTTCAGCAGCATATGGGGCGCTATAGGAGAAAATGCTCCCAGCAATACTACCAATAGCAGCTGCCTCTTGACTTTTGACTTCATGTTGAGCTGCACTTTGATTCAACTCAGTGATGCCTTCTGCTGTACCTTGTTGTCTAGAGAGAGAAGCTTGGTTGACAGCTGTTTGAGTACCAAGGGCAGAAGTAGCACCAATCTCACCAGAGCTAGCGGCTACGCCAGTGTTGGCAGATTGTTGAAGAATGGTAGCCCTGCGGATACGCTCTTCTCTTACTTGCTGACGACGAGTTTCGTTTTGTCGAGCCATTTCTTCAGCTTTTGCAGTTTCAGCTGCATCTTCTTGATCTTTAGCAGCAGCTTTACTTTGCCTACGTTGTTCATAGCCTGCTGCTGCGGAGGCTGCAACCGCTGCGATAGCTACATACGTACTTGTTGCTAGAGCCATCTAAGTCTCCAAAATCTTTTGATAAACGGTTTCAGTTTTCTCATATCCAAGTCTAGGACCAAGACCTATATCATGGCCTTCCTTGAACATGATGTAAATAGACTTCACATCTTTAGAAGCCAGGTTCTTTTCTGTCTCTTTCATTAATCTGAAGAACAGGGAAGTACCTCTAGCTTCTGGCGCTATATAAATACCTAGCTCTTTAGCTTCTCTTCTAGAAGTAAAGAAGTCTTTGCTTATAAGGCTTACAAAATACCCTACTAATTTACCCTCGGTCCTAGCAGTGATAATTACCACTAGGCCGAGGTCAATCAGGGTCTCTGCTAAATCATAATCCACATTGTAAGGGATTCGTTCAGATTTGGATTCAACCTCATTGTAATGAGCTTCACCCATTTTCAAACATTCATGAAAAACTTCTAGAGTACTTTCTTCTTTGATGTTATACATTCTGATTCATGTTCAATAGCATAGACCAACCAAGGATATGACAATCTTTCTCTGGTTCAGTCCTCATTTTGAGGGAGAGTACTTTACCCTTACCACGGAGCTTGTTCCTAGTAACTACAGTTTTATATCCATTGTCGAAAGAATCGTTAGGAGTCTCAGGCATCCAATGTCTCTTAAATCTGTAAGCTTGGAACTCTCTTCCCCATTGGTTAGAGTTAGCACTGTTAGACCAATCCCACTGTGCGCTCACAAGGCAAGAAGAAGGGTTGATAGGAATATAATCCCCTTCAGCGTCTTCTTCAAATCCAACCTCTGTCTTGTTAAAGTGGAAGGTAACATACGGGACTTGTTTGTATCTCTGATAGTCGCCATTAGACATCCAACCAGTAACCATATAGGCAGCAGCATCTTGTGCTGTACTCGGAGAGAGTCTACCCCAGTCTTTGAACTCTTCGTTGTTATAACTAGCGAAGGTAAAGGAGATGGTAGGGGTGAACCTAGTGATCACTAGATAAACAATCTCTTTAGTAGCCCTTTCTCTAGCTTGAGCAATGGTAGTTACTTCTTCACCACTAGCCGTTACAATGTCCCCGTTAACAGTGACGTTAACAGCAATGCTGTCAGTTCTGAAAGGTGGTACTGTAACCCCAGCAGCGAGCATAGGAGTCTTAGCTTCTTGCACAATTACAGAAGGATAGAACGCAGCTAAGCCCAGATCAAAGATCAACTCTCTAGAATTGATTTCACTGTTAAGCCTATTACCATAAATCCAACGTACTTTCTTCTCGTAATTATCGTAGATACCATTACACTTGAATCTATCCAAATCATCTATGCTCTCATAGAATCCTTGGATGGTTCTTTCAGAAAGGTTCTCTGCCTTGTAATCACCGAATTGGTCAGGGGCAACTCGGAAGATGCCACTATCAGACCAATACATGAAAGTGTTGTCAATGGTTACAATGGAACCAGGAGAATCACAACCATAACGAGTGATCTTAGTTACAAGGTAGTTAGTGGCTTTAAACCCATAATCACTACCACCTTGGATCATCCACACACCGTTGGCGGCAATAACCATCATTGCAGCGCCTACGTTAACCAAACCTACAATACCGTAAGCACCGTCAATACGGATGAAACCACCATCAGTATCAAGCAGATCAGGTTCTTCTTTGGAAGTTGGGTCACCAGCTTGGTAGCAAGCAAAGATGTCAGAGGTATCGTCTACCAACTGAGAGAACAGTACATAAGAAGCCATTCTAGGGCTGCTAGAATCGCCTCCAATGGTCTCACCACTAAACCCTGCATACCATGCCCTACCACCGTACTCAGCCACCACCTTAGCGCCGCCAGGGGTCGTATCAGTGGGCAGAGAGGTTAGGTCATAGGTAAGTACACTATTTTGAGACAAGAGCTTGTTGTACTCAGTCATACGACTAGTACCACGAGCTAACGCGTCAATGATGAAGAAACCTTTAGGGGCTGGGAAAGAGCCAGATTTGTTAGAGATAATATCGCTGATGTTTAACTTGTCAGAAGTGTTATCTGCGCTGGAAGTGGTCTCTGGGTAAATAGCGTTATTGAGGTTGTCCGAGTTAGCTGGGTATCTAGAAGCGTTAGTTCTAAACTCCCTGATGGGGTCAACGCTAACATCACCATCAAAAGACTTTCTGGGTAAAGCCCAAGTCTGGTTTCTCAGGTTGTAGATGTGTGCATCAGTTCTATCAACAGGACGAGTTCCTACACCACTACCTTGCTTAAGGTCTTCACCATCAATAATGTCTTCTACACCGAACTGGTCCCTTACTTTGAGGTTACCATTCCGTACGCTAATGTTAGTGCCATCATACTCCATGATGGTGATCATTGGTAAGCCAGAGGCAATAACCAAAAGACCGTCAACAACACTGAAACCAAACTTAGTATTCTGGTTTACAAAAAATGCGTAAGCAAAGACAGCACCATCAGACAGTGGTTTAATATCAGCATCGAAGACCCTGACTACGTTACCAATTTGAATTACAATCAGAGTCTTCTCAGGGTCACCACCAGCATTACTCCACTTGAAGGAGTTAAACACCACTTCTCCATCAGCTGGCATAGCACTGGCTGTGTTAACAATACTGAAATCTTCTACAGCATCCATACCCAGTCTTCTGCGTCTAGAGCCATCTTTCAACAGAATAAAGTTAGCTTCATCTAAGGTAGCGTTAGCTGGGAAAGTGAGGGGGCTAGCTTCAGTAATCAAGCCAGCCACAAAAGTGTTTAGTTCAGCAGCTGTAACGCTACG